TCCAATTATTTAAAGTTTGTTTATGCACTCCTAATAACTCAAGAATTTCTTTGTATGTATGCCATTTTTCTTCCATTATAATCTATATATTCAAGAACATGAAAAAGAACTTTAATTATGTTTATGTAACCACTAATTTAAAAACTGGAAAACAATATGTAGGCGATCATTCTGCAACCAATTTAAATGATAATTATTTAGGTAGTGGTGTAGCCTTAAAAAGAGCGATAAAAAAACATGGTAGAAAAAATTTTAGAAGAGAAATTTTAGAACAATTTGAGACTAAAGAAGCTGCGTTCATAGCCCAAGAAAAATGGATTAATAAATTAAACACGTTAAAACCCGCTGGCTATAATATATCGCCAAAAGGTGGACATAATGTAACGGGATGTATATCAGAAGAAACTAAAGAAAAAATAAGAGAGGGAAATAAAGGAAAAACTATGTCATTAGATGCCAAGAAAAAAATATCTGACGCAACTACTGGAGAAAATAACCCAATGTATAAGTATAATTACACAGCTGAACAACTTAAGCATTTTTCTAAAATTAATTCTGAAAAAAATAACCCATTTTACGGGAAAAAACATAATCTTGAAACTTTGAGCAAAATGAGTGTGGCTGCAAAAAATAGAGAAAGAAAAAAATGTCCATATTGCAATATGGACATTCCCGTAAATTTATACGGAAGGTGGCATGGAGATAATTGCAAACAAATAAGGAATATATAATAAAAATAACAAAAAAATGAGCGGATTTACGTTGAAAAATATTGACGGACGACCATCAGGTATTATATCTAGAATTCAACGAAATATTAGATACTTATCTGCTTTGGGAATGAAATGGGATGATAAACTCATTAAGCAATCCAAAGCTATTGGTATTACAGAGGCCACAGAAGATAACATGTATAATCTCTATGGCCAATCTCAGATATTTTCTGGAGGAGATATAAATCAAAAGGAATTTATTGCATTCTATGATAAAGAATATCCAACTAGAAGGGATTTTCTTAGAAGATTTGCAATGAATGGAGAAATTGAGCACGTTTTAGAAATTATTGCAGATGAAACCATTATATTTGATGACAATAACTTTTTTGCATATCCAAATACAAGAGTATTAAAATCAGTATTAAAACAAGACAAAGCTAAAGAAATAATAGACGATCTAAATGCATCATTCAAGAAAATATATTATGCGTTTGGATTCAACAGCAGCCATGATGCTTGGCACTACATAAAAAAATTATTAATAGATGGTTTTCTTTCATTTGAAATAATCTATGATGAAAATAAAAAAGGAGATGCCGAAAATGTAATCGGATTTAAAGAACTTGATCCCGTATCATTAGAGCCTGAATTAAAAGTTGATGAGGCAGGAAATGAATATAAGGTATGGGTTCAGTATAGAGGTGACGCCGAGAGACAACGAGAATTATTAGATGCCAATTTAATCTACATATCTTGGGCGAGGACAAATTTCATATCAAGAATTTCATATGTTGAGAGGTTAGTACGTTCATTTAACATGCTCAGAACTCTTGAAAACTCTAGAATTATTTGGAACGTTATAAACGCTCAGTATAGAATGAAGATTGTGGTTCCTATCGGGACACAGTCAGAAACAAAGGCCAGAACACGTTTAGCAGAACTTCGAGGTATGTATAAAGAAGACATAACTATTCAGGATGAATCCGGAGAAGTTACAATTAATGGCCAACCAAATTTTTCTTATGCAAAGACGTATTTATTTCCATCCAAAGAAGGTACTCAAACAGAAATAGATTCATTTAAACCAGAAGGTTATGATCTAAAAGATACAGAGTCGCTTAAGTATTTTTGGATGAGATTTATTGTTGAATCTAAAGTTCCCGAGAGCAGATTTTCTAGCGATTTCCACTCTGGCGGTGGTGGAGGTGGAGGAGAAGGCCCAAATTGGACTGCTGGTGGTGATTCAATAGCAAGGGAAGAAATAAGATTTTCATATTTCATTAATCGAATAAGATCTATATACAAAGAGATTCTTCTTAAACCCATGTGGTATCAATTTGCCCTTAAGCACCCTGAATTCCAAGATGATAAAAATTTAAAAGGTGCTATAGGATTATTATTTAACGAAGAAAACTTATTTACTATAGCTAAAGAACGCCAAGTTGCCAGTGCTGGGGCAGATTTAGTAGGTAAACTGGCTGGGTTGACTCACCCAAGTGTAGGTCCAGACGGCTCTCCAACGGATGTTGCTTATTTTGATCCAAAGTTCTTAATAGAAAAATATATGCAGCTTTCTGATATGGACATAGCGCTTAATGAGAAATACAGAAAGGAAAGACAACAAGAAATCAGAGAATTAATGATGGCATATAAACGATTAAATGATGCCCAGGGTGGTGGAGAAGCCGGTGGTGGCGGTGGTGGAGATGACTTCGGTGGAGGTGCTGATGACTTCGGTGGCGGAGATTTCGGAGGAGAAGAAGACTTTGGCGGAGATGAAGGTGGCGAATTAGAATTTTAAAATAAAATAAATATAACAAATGAAAAAACTATTAAAGAAAATTAAAGAATTTTTTGTGAATTTAGTTCAAAGTACTGAAGATTTCTTTGTGGGAATTTGGAAAGAATTTCTAGAGTGGTTAGACAAACCATGGGCTAAACTTAAAAATTGGGTTGTTGAAACTGCACTACCTTGGTTAGCTAAAGGTTGGTATCAGATTGTGAATATGCTCGTATTATTCGTAGCATACGCAGGATTTGACGAGGTGGCTCAACCAGGATACTCCACTATTATAGGATTGTGGATATTTGTATTGCTAGGTTATTATATTTTCTGGAAATTTTTAGGCTTTGATAAGACTTGGGAAAAAGCAAGAAAAGACAGAAAAAAGAAAAAATAACAAAACTTTAACAATATTTAAGTACTAATCGTACGATTGTGTATTATATTAAAGATAATGAGGCTCGACGTAAAATCGTCTAGTTAAAAGGGTAGTATGTAAGACGGCGGTTCGACCCCGCCATGGTCCACAATATTTAGATTTTAAAACGGGCCATTACTTGGATTTGATTGCATATGAGAGTATTAATGAGCAGGTCTCAGTAACGTCTAAATGGCGAACAAACAAAGTATGCTATGGCAGCCTAAGAGGTTTGCATAGCAAGGAGACTTGCCGGCAGCCAAAGTGCCGGCTTCTTTTTAAGATATATAAATAAAATAAAATACTATGAAGGCAAAATTGGTTAATGAATCTATTAATACGCAGGTTCCCAATTCAGTAATGAATATTATTTTAGACGTAGCAGAAATGGTTAGATCTATATTAGATTTAGATGTTCCGCCTATTGAAGATATTCGTTATAATAATAGATTTCATAGATATGAAGGAATTTTATCAGGAACTGGTGAATTAACAATGGATGATATGCAACTTATTAGAGATGTAATTCACGAAGAATTTCCTAGATATGAGGAAAGCATACAACTTCAATATGACCGAAATACTGATGGATTAATTATTTCATTAGCAGCATAAAGATATATAAAATAAACAACTCATTATGAAAACTGGTACTTTTAATTTTAATGATTATCTAGATAGACTTCACGAAGAAGCCGAAGCAAAAATTGATACAGGAAATGGCTATGCTATGACTACTGATAAAGACGGCCTAGTTCTTCCTGGAGATACTAAGAAAAGCTTTGACTGGTTAAGTAAAGAATACCAGAAAGGTAAAACTGAAGTAAAGGTTGAAGTTAAAGGTGAAGGATCCAGTTTCAAACCAGGATATGATTTGCAAACAGATCTTAAATCGGTAAAAGATTTCAAACCCGGAATGTTCGGTGACGTAAAAACAACTTCAGGTGAAACTCCCGATCCAAAATCTCCTAAAAATAAAAAGGAAGAAACTCCTGCTGAAGAAAAAGAGCCAAAAGGTGATAACGAACAAGAAGCAGATACAAATAAAACTGCAAAAAAAGATCCAAAGGCTCAACAAATGAAGATTGATCTAAAAAATAAGAAAAATGATAAACAGTAATTTATTAGCAGATAGATTAAACGCATATAGAAACAACGAAGAACTACCACAGCCAGAAAAACCAGATGAATATGAATATCTTGGGCAAGAAAATTTCTCTTTATTAACTACATTTTTATTACAATTCTTTAACTTAATTCTAGTTTTTGCAAAATCACTAGGATATGGTTATGCAGCAAAAACTATTTTTGCAACTGATTGGAATTTTCTAGCATTTCTATCTGTAGGATTTGCATTTGAATTAATTTTAACTTCAATACTTAACACATTTACAAAAGATAATTAAAATGAACAAAGGAAAACTACTAGTTCTAGAAGGAAATGACTGAGTCGAAATAAAATTGCAGATATATAAATTAAAAATGATTAAGTCAGAAATTAAATTATCTTCTACAAATAAACCCATTATCACCCAAACAATAAAAGTTATTTGCGATGAATGCGGTAAAGAATGGGATTCAGCACTAATATATCAAATAAAAGGGCGCGAAAATTATAATAAAGATTTATGCAGAGGATGTAAACAAAGAGCTCAATATAAACAAGGATTACGGAAAGATCAATCCCAAAGGGCTGGAGAAGGGTATTCAAAAAAATATAAAGGGAAAACATTAGAAGAAATCGTAGGAACTGATAATGCAATTATAAGACGCGAAAAAATATCAAATGCTACTACTGGAAAGAAAAATCCAAATTATGGGGGTATATGGCATGGAATAAATCCAGCAGTAAATCAAAAAGGGAAAACAATTGATGAACTTTATGGAAAAGAAAAAGCTAATAGAATAAGAGTAAAATTATCAAAGGCTAGTTCCGGTGAGAATAATCCTATGTACGGGAAACCTTCACCAAGAGGATCCGGAAATGGTTGGTCAGGGTGGTATAAAGGCTGGTATTTTAGGAGTTTAAATGAATTATCGTATATGATAAATGCGATAGAACGTTTTAATCTTTCATGGGAATCTGCCGAAAGAAAAAAATATAGAATTGAATATAAAGATTTTAATGGAACAAATAGAACTTACTACCCTGATTTTTTAATAGATGAAAAATATCTAGTTGAAATAAAACCAAAAAAACTTTGGCAAAGTGATAACGTTAAAAGAAAAAAGGAGGCTGCTATAGAATTTTGTAAAAATAAAAATCTTAAATATAAATTAACACAATCAATTAAAACTTTGACATTTTCTGAGCTTAAAATATTAGTTGAGAATAATGAAATAAAATTTACAGAACGTTATATAGAAAAATTTGAAGTATGGGAAAAGGAAAGCTAATTGCCCTCGAAGGCGGAGATTCTGCAGGAAAATCAACACAAATAAAAATAATAAGTAAACACTTAGATCAATTAGGACTTAAGTATCAATTTTTTCATTTTCCTATGTATGGACATAATGAATTTAGCGAAGTGATAGCCAAATTTTTACAAGGAGACTTTGGTGGTGTTAATGAAGTAGATCCATATTTTGTGGCCAATATTTATGCTATGGATAGATTTATGTTTTTATCTGAACTAAATAAATCTATTGAAGAAAATGATGTGGTATTATTAGATAGATATGTATTTTCTAATTTAGCATATCAAGGAGCAAAATATATGGATGAAAAAGAAAGCAAAAAAATTAAAAAGTGGATTTATGATTTTGAATTCAGTTTCTTAAATCTTCCTTACCCGGATCTTAATATATTTTTGGATGTTCCTATAGATATAGTTGAAGAAAGACTTGCAGATAAAAGAGAAGGAACCGATCGAGAATATTTGCAAGGAAAAGAAGATATTCATGAAAAAGATCTTGCCTTCCAGAGTATGGTAAGAGATAATTATTTAGGACTCGAAGGAGCAGCTAATTACAAAATTATCTCATGTGCAGAAAGAAAACTTTTAGATGAAACGATAGCCTGGGATGCTTATTCCCCCACTAATCTTTTTGGAAAATACAAACCTTATATTGATTTCGTTTTATTTAATTCTAAAACATCTTAATATGGCAAAGAAAAAACATACAACATATTTTCCAAAAGACTATCCTGATTTCAAAATAATCAAAAAATTTAAAAAAGCTAAATCGCCTAGAACTAGATTATTTGCAACAAATGATCCAGATGAATGGTTTATAGATGTCATAGAAATTAAAACTAAATCTGGGGAAGTTACAGATGAAGAAGGGTGGGTAATAAGAAAGGATTTAGATGATTGGACAGAATGGTATAAGAGATTAAAATGGGAAGAAGAAAAAACATAACAAAAACATAACAAATTTTCAATACCGAACTCAATATTTTGTATTATATTTAAACAATAAAAAATTATACTTATTTATGAAACTTTTTCCTTTTATAAGTATAAAATAATAAATCAAATTTAAATTAAAATAATTAAACAAATTATGGCAGAAAAAGTAAAAGAACAAGCAGCACCTCAGGTTGATGCTAATCAAAAAGTTGAGCAGGATGCGTACGTACCAACTTACAAAGTAAAACCTGATTTTAAGCAGGCTGTATTAAAAGCTATTGGTGACAGACCATTTAACGAAATTGCTGGTCTCATTAATGCAATTAATGTTGAAGTTATCGATCATAACACTTTGGATCAAGTTATCAAAGTTTTGGGTCAGTTTCCATATGTTAGAGTAGAGCCTCTTATTACTAATGTTAATTCTTTTGTAGAGCAAATTATACCCTCTGATGAATAAATGTTAAAACATTTATTGAATAAGTGAAATTTTTTCTTGGATATATAAATTAAAAATATGTCTGAGAAAAAATTTCATTTCATTTATGTAACTACAAATTTAGTTAACGGAAAACAATATGTTGGGGATCATTCGACAAATAATTTAGATGATGGATATTTAGGGAGCGGGAGACCAATATTTGAAGAGGCAAAAAACAAATACGGAAAGAAAAATTTTAAAAAGGAAATTTTAGAATTTTTTGATACCAAAGAAGACGCATTTAACGCTCAAGAAAAATATATAAAAAAATTTAATACATTAATCCCAAACGGATATAATATAAGTCCTACTGGTGGTCTTGGCGTATCTGGATGTTTTTCAAAGGAATGGTTGATAGAAAATGGGAAAAAAATTAGTAAAGCTAATAAAGGAAGAAAATTATCAAAAGAACATAAGCAAAAAATAAGTAATTCATTATCTGGGAAACCTAAATCTAAAGAACATATAAAAAACTTATTAAATAAAAATAAAGGAAAAAAACACACAAAGGAACAGAATGAAGAACATTCTAAAAAAATGTCCGGTTCCGGAAATCCGAATTTCGGTAAAAAGAAATCTAACGAAGTAATAGAAAAAATCAGAAATTCTAATATAAACAAAAAACGATCTAAAGAAACAAGAGATAAACAAGCAAATGCGAAAAAAGGTAAACCTGGAAATAATAGAAATAAAATGTGGATTACTAATGGAAGCAAAAATAAAATGATTAATTATAATGAAAATATTCCAGAGAATTGGAAAAGAGGAATGACAAGAAACAAATTAAAAGCAAAACAGCTACTTAATGAACAAAAAATATAATTCAATTCAGTCAATCGCTTTAGAATTTGTAGAAAGAAAAGATAATAAATCTTTTTCTGATTTAATAGACAGACTAAAACCTGGGTTAATTTCGTTTATACGAAAATATGTCCAGGATGCTGATATTATAAATGAAATTCTGTCACAAACTTTTATTTCCGTTTGGGAAAAAACCGATCAGTATAATACCAAATATAATTTTTCAACATGGGTATACGCTATAGCCAGAAATGAAGCTCTTGGCCAAATACGAATGGGTAATAAGAATTTATCTCATGATAGGTTAACAGAAAACCATTCAAAAAATCTAAGAGATAATTCTCCAGTAGAAGAATTTCAAACAGAAGTCATTGGTCCTGTTGGAGAAGATTTAATCCAAGAATTATATGATGCGTCAATAAGTGCTATCTATAATTTAAAGGAACCTTACAAAACAGTGATGATTGAAAGGGAAGTTAATAGAAAACAACTTCAAGTTATTGCTGATGATCTAGGATGGAACACATCAACAGTAAAAACTAGATTAAGAAAAGCTAGAAAAGATATAGCTGGTAATATTAAGAAATATTATCCAGATTTAGTTAACGCATATGAAGAAAATGACTAAGAACAATGGAAGATAAATGGACATGCGTATCAGGATTCAGCTATGCCGGACAACATTTTACAGTATGGTGCAAACCTATGAGAAATAAAGACGGCTCATTCAGTATGGAAACTAAAGCCGAAGATGCTGGATCGTATGAGAATATGAAGTTTGCATTAAACGAACAAGGAATTAATTATTTTAGCACATGAGTGATGGAATAACAGAAGCACGTAGAGGAACATATTTCAAAGATCGTTCTGAATTACCATTTGGGTATACTTTTGAAAAAGAAACATCAATCAAGCCAACCTTTTGGCGAAGAATATTCAATAAATTTAAAAGACATGGCACTATTTAAACCTTCAACCTGGGGTGTAGTTAAAGTATATAGAGATATAGAAAACTACAGAGACTGGATTAGAGTTATTAAATCTGAAGCGGTTAATCCTAATTCTAAATTTAATGCTTGGAATCTTAGCCACAATTTTTTCTATACGCTATATTTCACTCATGTCATAGATGAAACAGAAGCACAACTACCAGAAAGAATAATGCGCTTACGAATGATAGAAGCAATGGCGCCTCTTCATAGATATTTGGATGAAGAGTTGGGGTTCGCAGGGAATTTAGTCCCAGAGTTTAACCAATTTTATGATGAAGAAGGAGTACCTACTCTAACTTATTTAGTTGCGTACAGATTCGCTTTTAATAAATTATCATTTTATTGGGTTGTCAAATTTCTTTTAAAATGGGCAGTAGTTATAACAGCAATTGCACTATTTTTTAAAAATGGAGGTGTAGAGTGGCTGCAGGGTTTAATTTAAGAGATATATTTTAAGATTTAAGTGAATTTCTTTTTTTAAGAGATTCACTTATTTTTTTCTTTGTTTCAGGTGATATATTCTTTTTCGCCATTTTATATTTTCTTATGTGTTCAGGAGTACGTTTTTTCCCAATATTACCCTTACTTATTTTACTCTTAGTTTCTTCAGATCTTTTAGAGCCATAATTAGGATTATTTTCTCCAGTTTTTCCTGCCATAGGATTCAATTTACCTCTTCTCGCTTCACTCATTTTCTTTTTTGTTTCATCAGAAAGTTTTTTACCTCTTCTCGCTTCACTCATTTTCTTTTTTGTTTCATCAGAAAGTTTTTTACCTTTGTGAGCATCACTTATTTTTTTCTTTTGGAATGCCGGCATTTTTCCGCCCTTGTTTGGAGCGGGTTTTCCTTTAAGGGCCTCGCTCATTTTAATTCTAGATTCTAACGTATGTGTTTTCCCTTTATTAAATTCTGAAATTTTTCTTTTTGTTTCTTCAGACAAACCTAAACCGCTTATTAATTCTCTAGCATATTTATAATCTCTAGAAGTATTTTTATAATCGTTATTTCCGTATACCATAAAATGATAGGCAGTTGATAGATCTCTGTTATCCGGATAAATCTTAATTAATAATTTGTGACATATAAAATGTTCTTTTGCTGTTAATAAAACTAAATTTTCTTTTTCATCACCCCCACCTAAACATCGTGGGAATATATGGTGTCTTTCATAATAAACATAATTGATGTTTGTTTTTTGCAATTTAATTCTATTTTCGTTCCTGGCCTTCTCTATGATATTATTGTAAATTTTTTGATATTCCATTTTTATTTTATATATTCTTATTTAATGAGAATCTTTTACCACTATATTATTAAAACTTTTAAAAACTATGTCATATAAAATATAAAATTTATTAAATGAATCTAGATTTAAGGAATACAAAATGGACGACTGGTTGGAAAGGATTGCCAGAGTGCTACATCAAACTTAAAACGCCAGGAGTCACTTCCATTATAAGTGAAATGATTCCGGACCCTGAGTACGAAGAATGGATAAGAAAGGTTGGAAAAGAAAAGGTAGATGAGATTATGAAACAGGCAGCATTACGTGGTACGTCGATGCATTTTTTTTTTTAGAAAACTTTATAGTTACCTTATCTAAGTCTAAAGATCCTTCAGAAGCCCTTAGAATAACCCAGACAAAAACTCCTAAAGAACTGATAGAAGAAGGAGTTCCAGAAAATAAAATAAATGAAGGAAGAGAACTTTTTTATAAATTTTATTATTCTGATTGGTCTAACAAATATATAGATCTTATTGCAGCTGAGCTAGGAATTTATTCTCCTACTATGTTTTATAGAGGAAAGGTTGATGTTTTTTACGGTGACAGAGTATTTGGTCCTTCTTTAACAGATTTTAAAACAAGCAACGGCTACATAAAAAAAGGATCGGTAAAAGAACTAAAATATAAAATACAATTAGGCGGTTATGCTGGAGCGCTAGATGAAATGTATAAAGAAAAAGGTTTGGTTATTAAAAGATCTTCTATATTATGTGTTAATACTAAAACTGAAGCATTGCAGGAAGTAATATGCGAGGGAAAGGAGTTGCAACAATTTAAAGAAGAATTTAAAGATTTAGCTAAGCAATGGCACCAGAAAAATAACCAAGCATATTTAGTTGCATAAAACTTTTTATTAACTTATGTATATAAAAATAAATTAAAAAAATTAAAGAAATGAGTAAAGAAATAGAAGAAAAAGGAATTGAAGTAAAAGATATTAAAGAGGCTCAAGAAAAGATCGCTGAATTACAAAAAGATTCATCAGTAAACAAACCAACTGAAGATGAAATAAATGAAGCTGTGAAAATTTTCAATGAGCAAGCTGCAGATTTTAATAGTAAGCTATTTGAAATTGGCACACCAGAAAAAGCAGAAGAAATTTATGATTTCATGCTTGAATTTTTAGAAAAATATGTATATTGGACAAAACAGGGTTGGATGGGTGTTCTTCGAATGGATGAAGAATTAAAGATTAGAAAAAAGGAAAGAAAGGAAGGAGATCCTTTTGAAGTAGGTTATCAGGCATTGGAATTTATGTTTTATATGCTAACCAACCCCGGAGGAACTGGCTTGAAAACAGCTAAAGCTATAGATAAAGTAAAAGAATTGTACGGTGAGATTCTAGATTCTACTGGAAAAAAGTTGGAAGAAGCAAGAGCTCAATTAAAAGAAATCCAATTTTTGCAAGATAAAGTGACTGCAATGCAACAAGGGTTTTATCTTGAAAGAGAAGATGGTGTCGCTGAAGAAGAAGATCAAGATTTCCCATCTCCTACAACTGAAGATCTTTTAAATAAGAAAGATAAATAAAAGTATATTTTTTATAAAACAAGAAAAAGCCTTGAAACTCAAGGCTTTTTTAGTCATAAAAATATATAATAGAATATATAAAACAAACTATTAAATATGGACATACAAGAATTTTTCAAGAAAAACATAAGATATGTCGCCCTAATTTTGCTGGCGTTATTCTTTGTTAAATCCTTCCAAAGCTGTAATAGAAACATGCAAGTAAAAAAATTAGAAAAAGAAATTGTTTACTTAAACGATTCTTTGACTAATATTCATGGATCCGAAAAATCAGATTTACTATTAGAGTTAAGAGTTGCTGAAGATTCAATTAGTGAATTAAATTATTTGGTCAAAATCGCAAATTCAGAAAAAAATGCGGCTGAAAGAAGGGCTGAAGCAATACAGAGCACTGCAGAAAAAATTAAAGGAAACACTACAATTAGAATAGAAAGTAGATCAGAAAAAGATTCTATATCACAAGATAATAGATAATTGATTATTTGTTTAACTTTTTCTTTTGCATAGACTCACTTATTTTATTTTTATGTTCTTCTGATAATTTTTTTCCTAGATGAGCTAGTCTATTTTTTTCTTTGGATTCTTCTGAGGCAGGAATTCCCTTATTCCAGGGAATCTTCCCTTTCATAGAATCGCTTTTTCTTTTTTTAGATTCTTCTGAAAATTTTTTCCCTCTTCTTGCATTCGCCTTTTTAATTATATGCTCCTGCGTTTGTTTTCTTCCTTTTCCGATATTACTTAATTTCTTTTTATGCTCTTCGGAAAGAGGAGGATGTGACTTTCCTTTATTTGATTTTCTTATTTTTTCTTTAGTTTCATCGGAATGCTGATACCACCCTCTCACTCCTCTCCCACCTACTGGACTTATATTATAACCGGAAGGCACTATAGTGGTGAATTCGTTTATCCATTTTTCTTGAGCGTTAAATGCTTCTTGTTTAGAATCAAAAAATTCTAATATTTCTTTTTTAAAATTATCTTTACCGTATTTAATAATGGAATCTTTAAGAATCTTTCCACTCCCTAAATATCCATCATCTAAATTATCAGTAGAATGATCACCGACATATTTCTTACCATTCACTAAATTAGTAGTGACGTAAACATAATGATATTTTTTCATGATTTCCCTCTATTATTTTAAGATAAATATAAAAAGCAGGACAGCCGTTGATCCCTCTTCGGTTTTCTTATTGTCAGTAAGAATTACTGCTTTTATTATATATTCCTAAAACTTTAGAAGTTTATGAACATAAAAATAAAATAAAAAATAAAATTCAATGAAACAAAACAAATTTCTTTATTGGGGGCTGATTATTGCCTTTTTTGTGTTATATGCCTTTGTTGCATTTGTATCTACATTGCATGCAGTATCATTTTTTCAATTAACAAATGTAGCATGGATGGCTGTCATGTTGGCTATATCATACGAGATAGGCCAAGCCAGCGTATTATTTGCAATTCTTACATCAGACAATAACAAAAAATTGTTACCTTGGGTTATGATGATATTATTAACAAGTGTACAAATAATTGGAAATGTCTACGCGTCTTTTAAATTTATGGACAGCAGCGGGTCGATGGATTGGACATATTGGCAAAGATCGATATTATTCTGGTTAGAAGTAGACGGCCCCGAGATGTTTAAAGTGGTGATATCATGGATAACAGGCGCATTGCTTCCCGTAGTCGCATTAGGTATGACCGCATTAGTTGCTGAAAACTTAAAACTCAAAGATGAGCAAGATAATAAAATTTTAGGTGGAGATGAATTAGATCCGGAACCTACGAATCCTAAAAAATATAAAAAAGAAGAATTTATATCGCCATCAGTAGAAGAAGCAGAAAATGAAGAAGAGCCAGAGAATTCGGATTTATTAGATATGCAAGATAGTTTATCTATAGAGGATTTTGAGAAAGTTAGAATAGATGAAAAAAATGAGGAATTAAAAACATTTGAAGAAAGAAGAAAAGAGAGTTTAAAAACTGTTGCTGACACATTCGCTGATGAGTTGTTAAATAATAGATTGTCTAAAGATCCAAACACAAATAAACCTAAGGATCCAGAATCTGGATTAACTATGGTTGAAAAACCTGTAGTAATCGATATTCCGAATGACTATACAGAAGATGGCTGGTTACCCGGACATCCAGGAGTAAAATTTGAAGAAGACAAAGAAACGGTTCAGGAAAAAGATCCATCATTAGAAGAATTGAAGAATAATCCCAGAGGTAAAAAAATAACAAAGAAGCCTCATGTAAGAAAAAGAGGGTGGCATCTAAAGAAAGAATACGTGGATAGTAATGGTGATGTCTACAATTATGG